GATGTTGAGCAGTTAGTTAAAGAAGATTCGAGAGAAACCAACCAGGAGTTAAGACAAACCACGAAGGACATTCAGGAAGACATGGAATTATTAAAGGGTAAGTTGGAACAAGCCATGACTGAGCTAGAAGAGAAAATAGATAAAAGAATAAAACTCGCATTAGAAAACCCTTTATCACAAATGTAGGTATGGCTAAACCACCTACTAACGAATACTTTACACCTATCAAAAAAAGGACTAGTATAGGTAGATCTTCACGCAGTAGGCCGAAGAATAAAAACAAAAGAAGACAATTTGTCAAATACAGGGGGCAAGGATGACCAAATTATGTCCAAGAGGTAAAGCGGCGGCAAAACGAAAATTTAAGGTATATCCTAGCGCCTACGCAAATGCTTATGCCTCAAGAATATGTGCAGGTAAAATAAAAGACCCAAGTGGTAAAAAAAGAAAAGATTTTAAAGGACCAAAACCATCAGGAAAAGCCATGGGTGGAGTTATTGATTTTAACAAAGTAGCACAAAATAGAAAAGCAGTATCCTTTGCTAGTAAGGGTAAGTTTTTTAACAAGAATGGTAAAAGAGCCAACATTGCTGCAGGTTGTGGCGCTGTTTTGGCAAGCAAAAGAAAAGAAACTAAAAGAGCTTAAATGTCTGGCCACAAAGGTTTAGATAAATGGTTTAAACAGAATTGGGTTGACATAGGCTCAAAGAAAAAAGGTGGCGGTTTTAAAAAATGTGGTCGCTCAAAACAAAAAGCAGACGCTAAAAGAAAATATCCAAAATGTGTACCAGCAGCAAAAGCTGCTAAAATGTCTGATAGTCAAAGACGATCAGCTGTATCAAGAAAAAGATCCAAAGCTCAAGGTGTAGGGGGTAAACCAACAAATGTCGCAACATTTAAAAGACGAAGTAAAAAAAGACGTACGTAAGTGGTCTGAAAATTTTCTTGAGATACCTAATAAACATTTAGGGGGATTTCCCGCATGTCCTTTTGCAAAAAAATCGTGGAAAGATGAAAAAGTTCTCGTACACGTGAAAAGAAAACACAAATGGTACAAATCAGAACTAAACGGATATTTAAAACAACTTGATCTAGATGTTCACGACATATTGATATTTTGTGATCCTTACTTTAACTACTCACTTGAAGAATTTCAAAATATTATAGATGCGTACAATGATTGGTATAATAAAAAGGATATATTTTTTATGGGTTTTCATCCCCTCAATCCAGCAAACGAGGAGGAGCAAGAGTTTCTTGTCACTCCAAATGGGGACACCCCTACTGTAACTAGTGATTTAGCTTACTCTATGATGCTAGCACAAAAGTTCTCGCAATTACAGGAAGCTTCTGATAAACTACAAAGAATTGGCTATTATGAAAAATGGCCAAAAGGGTACTATAAAGACGTCGTAGTATCTAGAGCAAAAACCTATAAACGAATATTCGGAGGTTAATTATGATGGGTAAAAAGAAACAAGTCGGCATGATGAAACGTGGTGGCGATGTCATGAAAGCTAGAGGTGGCAAAATGATAGAAGCTATGAAACGTGGCGGTAAAGTCATGAAAGGCAAAAAAAAGAAAGTTAAAAAAACTAAAAAAGGCAAGAAGAAGAAGTAGATGCCAACATACGCTTCTACTGCTAGCTTTGATTTGACAATTGATCAAATCTGTCAAGAGGCTTATGAACGTTGTGGTTTGCAAATTCGTAATGGATATGATTTGCAAACTGCAAAACGTTCTCTCAATCTTATGCTTGCAGAATGGGCCAATAGAGGAATAAATCTTTGGACAGTAAAAAAACAAGAGAAATCATTATCTGCAAACACAACAAATTTAACAGGAACAAATTTATTTGGTTCTGGTTCAGATGACTCACAACAAATAGTCGATGTAACTGATGTTATTATAAGAGATTCTAGTAATAATGATTTTTCTACAACTGCAATTTCAAGAGCTCAATATTGGAATTATGCTGTTAAAACAACCAGCGGAAGACCAACTCAATTTTATTTTGAGCGTACGATAAGCCCAACACTATATCTATATCCTGCAGCTGATACAGCTTATACTCTAATATATTATGCTCTTGTTCGCATGTCTGATTCTGGTGACTATACAAACAATTCCGAGATTCCTTTTCGTTTTCTTCCATGTCTTGTAGCAGGTTTAGCATATTACATATCTATGAAAAAAGCTCCAGAGAGAATGCAAGCATTAAAACTTTTATATGAAGATGAATTTAAAAGAGCTGCAGATGAAGATGGACAAAGAACAAGTGTTTACTTAACACCACAAAATTACTTTACTAATGGAGGAGGTTATTAATGCCAAGATATGCTTCAGGAAGATTTGCAAAAAGAATTTCTGATAGATCAGGAATGTCTTTTCCATATAATGAAATGGTTAAAGAATGGAATGGATCTACAGTGCACACAAGTGAATTTGAAAGAAAGCATCCTCAATTAGATCCCAGGTATCATCCATCTGATCCAGAGTCTTTACAAAATGCAAAAGGTCAAACAATCGACGCAATTGTTGATCTTGGAATTAATATGGTTGCAAGAAACTTGTTTGGTGTAAAAACGCAAACTATTTCACAATTTAATCCAATTCCAGCGCCTGGTGCATTTGAAACTGTTACAGTTAATACTATGCAACCTCAGACAGATAATAAAGACACTTCTCTAAAAACTAATGTAGGTCTCTCAACAATTGTAATATCATGACAACATATTCTGAATTAGTTACACAAATTAGAGATTATACAGAAACAACATCTGATGTGCTTACGGACACAATAATTAATGATTTTATAGAACACGCAGAAAAAAGAATTTTTAGAGATGTAGATCTGGATATATTTAGATCTTATCAATTTGCTACACTTACTACAGGCAACCCTTTTGTTTCACTTCCAGGTGCAAATACTGATAATATTGCTTTTGTTAGATCCGCACAAATATATACATCAGCAAGTCCAACTAGAGATTATCTAGAACAAAAAGATATTACATTTATGAATGAGTATTGGCCAAATAGAGATACTCAAAGTAAACCAAAATACTATGCAATGTGGGATCAAGACACCTTATATCTTGCGCCTACTCCAAATTCAGCATATAATATTGAATTAGCTTTGAACAAGCAACCAACAGGCTTGTCCTCATCTAATACTACAACTTGGGTGGGAACAAATGCTCCAAAGGTTTTACTTTATGCTGCGTTAAGCGAAGCATTTAGATTTCTCAAAGGGCCTGACAATATGTTGCAATACTATGAACAAGGCTATCAACAAGCATTACAAGGCTTGCAAATTGAACAAAATGGAAGAAGAAGGCGTGATGAATACTATGATGGTGTTCTTCGTTTACCTTTAGATTCGAAACAACCATAGGAGATAAAATGGCAATTACATCAGCTATATGCAACACTTTCAAAGGTGAATTGTTGGAAGGAAAGCATGACTTTGCTGCGTCTGGCGGTCATACATTTAAGTTAGCTTTGTATACATCTTCAGCAAGCTTAGGTGCAACGACAACAGGTTACAGCACATCAAATGAAATAACTAATACATCTGGATCAGCTTATACTGCTGGCGGAAAAACTTTAACTAGAAATGGTGTAACAAGCTCATCGTCAGCTACTACAGCTTTTGTCGATTTTGCAGATGCAGAATTTACTTCAGCTAGTTTTACAGCTAATGGAGCTATGATTTACAACACGACTACTGACGGTGGATCTGGCACAACAAACTGTGTTTGTATTTTAGCATTTGGTGGTGATTTCACGGCAAGTAACGGTACATTCACTGTGCAGTTCCCTGCAGCGAACACAAGTGACGCTATTATAAGAATATCGTAAGGAGGGAGCTTTATGGCTTTTGTCCTAAATGACAGAGTAAAAGAAACAACCACTTCGACTGGCACTGGCACAATTAATTTGGCTGGAGCTGCGGATACGTTTGAAACTTTTGTAGCAGGTATTGGTACAACCAATACATGTTTTTATTGTATATCACATCAAACAGCTAATGAGTTTGAAGTTGGAATAGGAACAGTTACAGACGCTTCACCTGATACTTTGTCAAGAGATACAATTATTTCAAGTTCAAATAGTGATTCAGCTGTAAGTTTATCTTCAGGTACAAAAGATGTATTTTGTACATATCCAGCATCAAAAGCACCATCAGCATCGATGACTGCTACTACTTATGTTACTACGCACAACTCAACATTAAGTGATAGTCAAACAATAGATTCAGGAGTTTTAGCAGGTCCTGTAACAATTACGGGGACTCAAACAGTAACAGGTAATTTAGTAATAATATAATGTCAGAGGTAAAAACCAATAAAATCTCCCCAGCAACGGGAACCTCTTTCACAATGGGGGACTCAGGAGACACATTTACCATACCTTCAGGAGCCTCGTTAACTGTGTCTGGAACTGCTTCTGGATTTGGAACTAATATTACATGGCAAACAACAAAAAAGACAGGGGACTTTACTGCTGTATCAACAGAGGGTTATTTTATTGATACCTCTAGTTCAGCAATTACAGCGACATTACCCTCCTCTCCAAGTGCAGGCGCTATAGTAGGATTTAAAGATTACACTGCTACTTTTGCAACAAACAATTTTACCATAGCTAGAAACGGGTCAAACATTCAAGGTAGTGCAAATGACTCCCTTATAAATACTAATAGAGCATCATTAGCATTAGTATATGTAGATTCTACAGAGGGATGGGTATTTATAAATGAGTCAAATGTTCAACAATTAAATCCTCTTTATGTAACTGCTTCTGGTGGTACTGAAACAACATCAGGAGATTTTAAAATACATACGTTTACTTCAAGCGGTACTTTCACTGTATCGTGTGCAGGTAATACTCAGGGGTCAACTACAGTCGACTATATGGTAGTAGCTGGAGGAGGCAGTGGAGGTGGAACACCATGTGGTGGAAACCAAAGAGGTGGCGGTGGCGGTGCTGGAGGTTATAGAGAATCTTTTCCTAATCCCGCTACAGGTGGTTTTTCAGTTTCCGCACAAGCCTATCCCATAACTGTAGGAGGTGGTGGCACTGTTTCTGGTGTTGTTGCATCAAATGGATCAAATTCAATTTTTTCTACCATTACATCAGCTGGTGGAGGCAAAGGAGCACATCAAGAAGCTCCCTCTCCAGGAGCTGCTGGTTCAGGTGGTTCTGGAGGTGGAGGATCATCAAGTAATACATCTGGAGGAACTGGCAACACTCCACCCGTAAGCCCTTCGCAGGGTAATAATGGAGGTGTAGGCACTGGTTACCACGGTATAGGTGGTGGCGGTGGCGGAGCAGGAGAAGCTGGCAATACTGACGGTGATGGTGATGGAGGCGATGGAGTGGCTTCAACCATTTCAGGATCATCAGTCACACGAGCTGGAGGCGGAGCTGGAGCTGCAAATCCTCCTTCACAACCAACACCTTCAGCTGGCACTGGAGGTGGCGGCGCAGGTGGTGGTGGCACAGGAACTGCAGGAACTGCTAATACTGGAGGCGGTGGCGGTGGTGGATATGGAGCACCTGCCGTTACAGGTGGCACAGGCGGATCAGGTGTCGTTATTATAAGATACAAATACCAAAATTAATGTTATGGCAGAAATTCGTATTCGTAATCAAGGAAAGATTACTGTTCAAGATTCAGACAGTTCTAATGAAGTATCTTTACAAGCACCAAGCACAGTAGCATCAAACAAAGAATTTACATTACCAAGCACAAGCGGATCAGCAAATAATTTAATTACAACAAACGCCTCTGGTGTTTTGTCTATGACAGATATAAACACTTTGGTTACATCTGACATAGCTTGGCAATCTACTGTTCAATATAACAATATAACTTTAGAATCTGGTAAAGGGTATTTTATAAATACTACTGCTGGACCCACGACAATGACTTTACCCTCAAGTCCTAGTGCAGGAGATTTTGTTGCATTAAAAGATTACGCAGGAACTTTTGGTACCAACGCACTTACAATTGACAGAAACGGATCAAATATTCAAGGAGCTGCAAATAATTCAAAACTAGAAACAAATCGTGCATCTGTTGTTTTAATTTACGTTGATAGTACTGAAGGTTGGTTATACACTGTAGAAAATAATGTAACCATAGAACCTCCAACTTATGTAACTGCTACTGGAGGTACAATAACAACGGATGGTGATTTTAAAGTTCATACTTTTACATCTAGCGGAACATTTACTGTTACAGATGCAGGTGATGCTTCAACATCAAATACAGTTGATTATTTAATTATAGCTGGAGCTGGTGGTGGTGGAGCCTCTGTCAATTGTCAAACTTCAGGTGGTGGAGGTGGAGCTGGTGGTTACAGAATAAGTTTTCCAAATCCAGCCACAGGAGGTACATCAGTTTCTGCGCAAGCGTATCCAGTTACTATTGGTGCAGGTGGCGCTGGAGGTGCAAATCCAAATCCATATACAGCTAATGCTGGTGCCAAAGGATCAAATTCTGTTTGGAATAGTATTACATCTGCTGGTGGTGGCGCTGGTGGGTCTTATTCACAAGGTGGATGCAGGCCAGGTGGCTCTGGTGGTGGCGCTGGTACTAATCCAAGCTCACCTAATAGAACTGGCGGAACAGGTAATACACCTCCTGTAAGTCCCTCACAAGGTAACAATGGTGGAACATCTTCAGGAGGAGATGGCGGAAACGCTTCTGGCGGTGGAGGCGGAATTGGCGGTGTTGGTGGAAATGCTTCAGGTTCTACAAAAGGACCAGGAGGAGCAGGCTCACCCTCTACAATAAATGGTTCAAATGTTACAAGAGCGGCTGGTGGCAGTGGACAACCAAATTGTTCTTCAGTAAATTCAACTGCTGGAAGTGCTAATACAGGTGATGGAGGGTCAGGATCAAGTGCGGCTGGTGGTGTATCTAGAACAGCGGCTGGTGGTGCTGGTGGTTCAGGTATTGTTATTATTCGCTACAAGTATCAAAATTAATATGGTAAAAAAGTTTTATGTCTGAAATAAAAGTTAACAATACGGGTGAAGTAAAATTATTTGACTCTGATAATTCAAATTATGTATCTAT